CTACCCCTGTGTCCGTAGACTGTCTAGATAGTCGGCCCACCCCTGCATCATCTTCTTGCGCTCTGGCAGGTGCGCCGTGCGGTTGTAGGCTCGCCCCAATGGATCACGCACGGCATGCGCGAGCTGGTGCTCGATATAGTCTGGGCGAAACCCCAGAACTTCATCCAGCACGGTCCGCGCCATCGCACGAAAGCCGTGACCTACAATGGTTTCGCCATCGAAGCCCAAATTGCGGAGCGCGGCATTGACCGTGTTCTCGCTCATGGGGCGATCGGCGCTGCGCACGCCGGGAAACACGTAGTCGCTGCGCTTGGTGAGTGGCCATAGTTCTTCAAGCACTGCCACTGCTTGTGCGGACAAAGGAACGACGTGCGCGGTCTTTGTCTTGCTAGTGACGTAGCGCCACTCACCGGCTTTCAAGTCGATATCCGTCCACTTGGCCTGCCGCAGTTCGCCAGGGCGCACAAAAAGCATGGGGGCCAGCTTGAGGGCCGCGCAGGTCACAAGCGAGCCCTGGTAGGCCCACAGCGCGCGCAGAAGCTCGCCAATTCGCCCAGGCTCGGTCAGGCTTGCGAAATGCTTGGTTTGCGGCTGCTCCAATGCACCTACAAGGTCTTCAGCAGGATTTCGCTGAGCCCTGCCCGTCGCAATCGCATACCGGAAAACTCGTCCTGCATGAGACCGTGCCCGGTGGGCAGTCTCCACCACGCCCCTCTGTTCCAACTTCCTTAGAGCAGCCAGAAGAATGGGAGCACTGACATCAGTGATCGGCATGTCAGCAATAAAAGCCAAATCCTTTTCGATCAGACGGCGTTCTCGCTTTACCGAACCTGGACCTAGCCCTTCCTTCGCTCGCTTAGCCAACAGCTCAAGCGCAATGGTTCCGAATGTGGTGTTCACGCGCTCGGCTTGGACGGCTCGCTCAATCCGAGCGACATGCGCTGGGTTGGCTCCACCCTTTAGCAGCATGCGTAACTTGTCGCGCTCTGCACGAGCCTGCATCAGTGAAAGCGCCGGGTACTCGTCGATGGTCACCATGCTTGGCTTGCCTGCGTACCGGTAGCGATATCGCCAAACCTTTGCACCAGTGGTACGCACCTCAATGCACAAGCCATTTGAGTCAGCTACCCGAAAGGCAGCATCCCTAGGTTTAAGCGCGCGAAGCTTTGTATCTGTAAGCATGTGAGTCAGGTAGCTGTGAGTCGGGCAGGCAAAATGCACTGGGACGACTCACAGCCTGACTCACTTCACACACGGACGCAACTGGATACAGCTGGACTTTGCTAGACCAAATACCAACGGTTTTCAGGGAATTTCTTGAACTTTCCGGACTACATCGGATGTTCTTGAACTTGAATTTGGTGGGCCCACCAGGATTCGAACCTGGAACCAAAGGATTATGAGTCCTCCCATTTCGGCATTATAATCAATGACTTAGGGGAAATAATTTTTCCGACACGTATGCGTAAACTCATTCCCGTTGAGCCGCGCCGACCTCTATTTTCCCGGTTGCTTTCACTATTGAGCGCCACGTCCGCCTCCCGTGATCAGGCTTCATGCTGGCGCCATACGAGGCAAGCGACCTTCCCTACACTGCGAAGAATCTGCCTGTCGCTTTGAACCATCGCCAATGGCTGAGGGGCCAACTAGCCAAGAAGAGGGGGGACGCGCGACAATTGGTCAGCAGGTCGGTCAACAACAGGGGAAGTGCATGAAGACAAAGGAACCACCACAGGATAGCGGGGCAAAGGGGACAGCCGAGATCGACATGAGTGTCGAAGATGCGTTTGTCCCAACCTGTGGGATCATACGACCAATTGCGACTACCGATGGCTACTCTACGGGCCATTGGTCTGATGTGGGAGATATCTTGGCGGAGGCAATCGAAGCAGCGGGATACCGTCCACGCCTTGTGAGCGACGCAGATTCTATTGCTGTGATTCATGGAACCATCGTCCAGAACATATTTGATGATCCCATTATTGTATGTGATGTGAGCTCTAGAAACCCGAACGTGATGTTTGAGCTTGGAATGCGGCTGGCGTTCGATAAGCCAGTGGTGATTGTGAAAGACGAGGAGACAAATTATTCCTTTGATACGGGGGTCATTGAGCATGTCCCATATCCGAAATCACTTCATTACCGTGCTATCGGGGCCTTTAAGGAAAAACTGAAGCAGAAGATCATCAACACAGCCGACAAGGCCCGAGATCCTGCATTCTCGCCCTTCTTGAAGCACTTTAGGCATATATCGCCTAGAAAGCTCCAGAACGAAGACGTTCCGCTGATTGAGTTTATAGTCGACAGATTTGAAGCCATGGACGCAAGGCTTAATCGAATAATCAGCCAAACGTCGTCGCCCCACAGCGTTCGTAATGCCATAAAGCGTAATACCTATGTGTTCGAGACTACCAAGGCCGACGTAGAGCCTGCGCTTAAGCTAGCAACAGCGTTGGATTCTGAGGCTAGCGTTAAGTATGCAAACGGTCAGCTTTTGGTGTCAACAACGCTTGCCCCTGAATATCAGGCTCGCTTCTTTCATGGAGTTAACCTATTAAAGCAAGGTGTGCAGTTGGAAAATGTTGTGAAAGCACTTCGCGTTCGTTTCTTGCTCCGGCCAGATGGCTCTGTGACAGATGACGGATCTGGACTGGCCAGCGAAACCCACTCACTGCCTAAGTAGCGCTCTAACCAGAAGGCAGTTGGAAGGCGCAGGATCTGCTGCAGGCAGGAGTTATGACGACTTCCAAATTTAGTAATTTTGCTAACTCTGTTGGCCGAAGTCTCAACTTCTGAGACTTCGGCCCGCGAGAGTTCGAGTCATGTTGTCTCTCCCTCCGCCCCACACTTATGCCCGCCCACTTGGGCCGGCCTGTATTGATCCGGCGCCTTTGCGGCTACCGGTCAGCGCGCTTCGGATCCAACTCGGCTTCCCCTCGCCCGCCGAGGACTTCCAGGACGACGAGCTCGATCTGAACCGGGTACTGATCCGGAATCCGCCGGCTACTTTCCTGTATCGGGCCGAGGGCTGGAGCATGATCTTGGCTGGCGTCTGCGACGGGGACATCCTTGTGGTGGACCGATCAGTGAGTCCGATCAATGGCGACATGGTGCTCGCCATCTGGGATGGTAATCAGCCGGTCTGCAAGATCCTTCATGTCGCGGTCGACCACATCGAGCTCCACAGCCGCAGCCCACACTGCGCGCCGATCGTCCTGGCGCCAGGCACAGAGGTCGAGGTGTTCGCGGTCGTGGGCGTGGTCCGCCAGGTCACGCGCGCTCATTCCCGCGCTGGCCGCTGATGTTCGCGTTGATCGACGGCAACAACTTCTACGCCAGCTGCGAGCGGGTGTTCCAGCCTGAGCTGCGCGGCAGGCCGTTGGTCGTGCTGAGCAACAACGATGGCTGCGCCATTGCTCGATCGGACGAGGCCAAGGCGCTAGGCGTGACGATGGGACAGCCCATCCACAAGGTGCCCACGCAGATCCGCCGGCGGCTGGCGCTGCGCTCCGCAAACTTCGGTCTGTACGGCGACATCGCCTCGCGCATCGGCGTGATCCTTCGCCAAGCCGCGCCGCGTGTGGAGGTGTACTCCATTGACGAGTCGTTCCTTGACCTGGCCGGGATCCGCGATCGCCGGCAGCTCGCGGTCGACCTACGCGAGCGCGTGTACCAATGGACTGGCATCCCGAACTGCATCGGCATCGCGCCGACGAAGACCCTGGCCAAGCTGGCCAACCGGGTCGCCAAAGATGCGGCGCGTAAGCCGGGCAGCTACCCAGCCGGCCTAGCCGGCGTCTGTGACTTGGCCACGCTCAGCGTCAGTGAGCTTGATGCCGTGCTGCGGGCCACGTCAGTTGGCGACCTCTGGGGCGTTGGTAGGCGCTGGAGCGCCAGGCTGCAGGCACGCGGTGTGTATACGGCAGCGGATCTGCGGGATGCGGCTGCAGACGACCTGCTCGCGGAGTTCGGAGTGGTGATGGCGCGCACGCAGCGCGAGCTGCAGGGCCACGCCTGCCTCGAGCTTGAGGAGGTCGAGCCAGACCGGCAGCAAATCATGGTCAGCCGATCGTTCGGGACATGGGTAAGCGACCCGCAAGATATGTCAGAGGCGCTGGCCACCTTCGCCATGCGTGCCACCGAGAAGCTGCGCGCTCGCGGATTGACGTCGAGCGCGATCGGCATCTTTGCCGAAACGGATTCGTTCAAGCCGGGCATACCGCAGCACAACCCATCACGCACCGCCCCACTCGCCTCCGCCACTTCTGACAGCCGCATCGTGCTCACGACTGTACGCCGGCTGTTCCAGGGCTTTATGCGCGAGGGCTTCGCCTACAAAAAAGCCGGCGTGTGCTTGATGGATTTAGCCAAGCCTGAAGACCTGCAGGGCGACCTATTCACACCGGCTCGCATCGGCGACGAGAAGCTGATGGACGCCTTGGACGCTATCAACCGACGCTTCGGGCGGGGTACGGCTGGCCTCGGTGCAAGCGGGTGGCAGAACTCTCCATCATGGGCTTCGCGGCAAGAGCTCTTGTCGGGACGCTTCACTACCTCACTGGCAGATCTTCCGCGCGCCACGTGCTGATCGCGCGCCGGCAGGCCTGACTCAGACGGCTCGGACTGGCTCCAATTTCTACGGCAACGTGCAGGCCTGGCCATCCGCGAGAGATGGGCGGTCGATGCGCGTGTGCTCAAGCGTATAGGCAAGTGCGGTGGCCGGAGCCCCGTTCCAGGCCCCTAATAGGCAAATTTTGGGATGACCATCGGGAGAGGGTAATTTAGGTAATCCGCCCTCATAAGTGCACATATCCATATATTTATCAATCACTTACAAAACAATATCAAAGGTAATTAAAGGGTAATCTAGAGGTAACGGGATTACCTTTTATGGAGGTAATCAAACCCCCAAAAAATATCCTTAAAATTCAATTACATAACTTTTTCATGGAAAGACAATTACCTTAAATCACCCCAGAAGGTAATCTATAATTTCCTATTTAAATCAGTCGCTTAGGCCCTTTTTCAGGTCTCGGATTACCGATTACCTCATTCCGATGGTCATGTGCCGAAATGCGCCCGGCGGTCAAGCCGAGGAAAGCAGCCGTACCCACCCGCAAAGCGCCCTAGTCGCGCAGGGATTTGCAGGGAAGAGAGGCCTCCTTGAATCGTACGGATCGGTAACAGCAGCGCGCCCTAGGCCCACCCTGCGGGGGTGCAGCGAAAACCGTGCACGAAGCCCGCAGGCGTGGCGGGGCGACGATTGCGCGCTCCGGCCGGTCACGACACAGTTCACCCTGCTTGCGTGCAGTCGAGGACATGCAGCAACCTAGACCCCACTCGTTCAGACATGAAGAAGCTAGGAATGGAATCCAGTTCACTCACGACACTCTCGCTCAACGATCCCCGCGTGTTGATCGTTGCACCCGGAACTACTCCGTCAGCGCAAGCAACCGCACGCGGACACCTTTTTGAAAGATTCGTCGCCCACCTATTCGAGAAGCTTGGCTGCATCACGCCAACAACAGAGCAACTCAATGTCAGAGCAGATGGGTTCGAGATTGATTTATCGACACAGCTGAAGCTGACGAAGGAAAGCGTCTTGGCGGAATGCAAGGCGTACTCATCTCCGCTTGCGAGCCATGAGCTCAATGCGTTCTACGGCAAGCTAAGTACGAAAAGGCTCGCCGCTCCTACAGTGCACGGCTATTTTGTCGCTATTCCTCGCCTAACAAGCGAGGGCGACACGCTCGCAAAGACAATCTCGGTATCTGATTCCAGATTCCACTATTACAATTCCGTCAAGGTTTACGAAATCGTAATCGCAAACAAGATAATTGAAAAAATAGATAAAATGGGATCACATCTGTCTGATCATGGCATATTAATTGCCCCATCTGGCCTATACTCTATAGCCAAGGAACTTGACATAGCCTCAAGACTTCCAATTGCCATATTGGCCTTTCGGCCCGGAGGAGCCAACAAGGAGGAGATGGAACTCTTCAAGGCTACCGATTACGTCGCGGGCTTGCCGTTAATTGTTATGGGCAATCAACCCCAAGTGTCCACAGGAGAAATTAAGGCGGAGAGTCCAACGCTGGTATCTGTTGTCGGCAGCAGCGGAGACTTCGAGTATCAATTCCCTGCAGCTCCGAAATTCTTCGTTGGACGCACATCCATCCTTGATCAGACTACGAAACAGCTGAAATCGAACGGTAAAGGCAGTGTACTCGTTCTTAATGCCCAATCCGGATGGGGCAAAAGTTCACTGGCGCTCAAGATCGCATCTGTCGCAGTGAAACAGGGCGGTTCAGCTAGCGTTTTCGACGTAAGAACTGCGAATGGGGTTCAATACGTTGCCGCAAGCTTGCAACTTGCTCTCAGCCGCGCTGAAAAGATCGGCATATTAAAGTTGCCTGATGACGCTTCATTTGGTTCTCTGCAAAGCGCCGTAGCAACGCTTCAGAACGCTCGATGGCGATCCACAGATAAACCACTTGTTATTTTCTATGACCAATTCGAGAACACTTTTCGTGACGAGAAACTAACTCAAGAGTTTAGAGATCTAGCACTACTGATACGTGACGTTCCGGGTCCTATTACAATAGGCTTCTCTTGGAAGACCGACATGGTCGCCCTCACAGAGAACTATCCTTACCGACTTCGCGATCAGATTCGCGACGCCGCCACGGTTGTAAATGTAAAGCCATTCGTCGCAAAAGAAGTCGGCGTTTTGCTAGGCAGACTTTCGCGAGAAGCTAGCACAAAATTGTCGCCTGATCTGAGGGATAGGATTCGCGAGTACTCTCAGGGCTTGCCCTGGCTCCTTAAGAAGCTTGCCAGCCACATATTGTCCGAGCTGCGCGCTGGGACAACTGAGGAAGCGTTACTTGAAGAATCACTTAACGTTGAAGGCCTCTTTGCCAAAGACCTCGCACCGCTACAGCTAGCAGAAAGCGACGCTTTAAAGCTAATCGCTCGTGAAGCCCCCGTGGCTGTTGCAGACATCGTGGAGCGTGTCGAACCTGGCGTTATTCAGTCGCTCGTCGATCAACGCCTACTCGTGCGGGTTGGTGAGAAACTAGATACCTACTGGGACACTTTTCGCGATTTCTTAGTGACAGGCAAGGTTGCAATCGAAGATACATTCATATTGCGCGTAACCCCACGCTCCACCTCGAAGCTCTTAGTCGCTGTGGTTGATTCTGGAACCCTAACAACGGTTGAAGCTGCAACCAAACTCAACACTTCGTTACACGTGGTCTTCAACTTGGCGCGTGACCTGCGCCAAGTGGGCATTCTGTCTCAAAGGTCGGGAAATCTTTCTCTCGTTGATTCCTTAAAAGGACTAGCCCTAGCCGACGCACACATTCAAGGACGTGTTGCAAAGATACTGAGGCGTCACCGAGTATTTAAGACTATTCAAGAGCTACTTGATCAAGCGGACTTGAAGCGTGTATCGATCGAAGAATTGGCCATCGCATTGCCTGGCGCTTACACGGCCATTGAAGCTTCCCCGAAGACTTGGGGGCTCTACGCTATAGCGTTCGTTCAATGGCTTGAGTACGCTGGCCTGATCGCGCTCAAAGGCCAGATGATTAGTAAGCCAACTGGCATACCCAGTACTGCGAGACTCCTCGGCGCTGCGGCTGCTATAGGTCGCAAAACCTTTCCACAGTCAAGGCCGGAATTATCACTAGCGTTTCTCAATGCGCTTATAGCTGGGAAGACCACGAAAATGACACATTCCGCCGAGCAAAAGGCCAGAAGCGACCTTATGCTTGTGGGGATATTAAATCCAGATGGTTCCTTAGGAAATTTGGCCCGCGCGAAGGCGATGGTCGATCCCTCAACTAAAGCTGGCGTGCTCAGAGAGACGATCCGAAATACTCCAGGAGGAGCGCAAGCTCTAGACGCTCTCCTGGAAAATCCCTCGGCAGATACTTTGAAGATTGGTTTGCATCTCAGAGATGCTTATGGATATCAGTGGGCAGAATCTACAACCAAGCACGCAGGGTCGAATTTTCGGGCGTGGGCTGAGGAGGCCGGCGTACCCGTGGCTGGATTACGCAGACGATCGCGCCGCCCCGAGAGTCCTTAAATTGATTCGGTATGAGGCCGCCACTCAGCTCCCAAATGCGCAGGCCGATCAATCTTTGTTGTTACGCTAACGGAGGCGGTTCGTAGGGCGCGAAGGCGATCACCTCATCGCCCACCCAGTCGTTGATCTTCAACATGCGCGCCTGCAGCGGTTCCAGCTCGTTGGCGGCCCAGACGGCAGCGGCCTCGCGGATCGATCCGAAACCGCCAGCGTTCTGCGGCACGATGCCCATAAGTTGCGGCGGGATCCGCAGGGCAGCCAGCATGTCGTCGCGGGTGATGCCCTTGATGCCGCTGAACTCATCCTTGGCCGCCACCTCGCTAACCGGGATCAGCTTCAACCCGTCCTTGTTGCCGCCTGGCGAATACAGGAACAGATTGCGGAAATTGCCCGGCCCCTTGGCACCCTTCATGGCGTTGCGCAGCGTGTCGACGTCTTCCTGGCTTTGCTGCGGGTCGGTCAGGTACAGGATGAAGCCCGCGTGCGAGCCGTTGTTGTAGTACTTGCGGCGGAACAGCGTGGCCGACTCGTTGAGCAGCGCCGATTGCATCGCCGGCATCCACTCGGGCAGACCGTAGAGTTCCTGATCGACATCGGCTTCGCGTAGCTGGAACACACTGCCCGGCTCGAACACGTGTTCGTCGTGCCAGGTGCGCACCTGGAAGTACTCGCCCTCAGTGATGCCGCGCCGCATGTATTTGGACAACGGCGCAGCCAGCGACAGCGCGCCGCCCATGCGGTTGCGGCGGCGCTCAAGGTAGCCGTTGCCAAGCGTGATCCAGTCCAGTGACAGCTGCTCGAAGGCCTCGCGCGTCAGCAGCCGGTGCGGCTTGAAGGTGCGCGCCAGCATGTTGCGTTTGAAGATCAGCCCAGACTGCAGGAACGGATTGCTGCGCGTGGTCTTGGACAGACCATCCAGCGCCACCGGCGGCTCGTACCAACGTCCGTTCTGCCAGCACTCCAGATAGTCCAGCACCCCGCGCCCATCGAGCACCGGCGTCGGGTCGCCGAAGGTGAACGCCTCGGTGCGTGCGGGCACGGCTGGCGCTGCAGGCGCGGTGGCGGGCAGCTGGTCGGTCAACATCAAGAGATCTCCATGAAGCCGGAGTTGCGCGCGGTGCGCCCTTCCAGCGGTTCGTTCTGCAGCGCGTGGAACAGTGCCCACGCCAGGTCCGCATGGCCGGTCTCTTCCGAGCGGCCGGCGGTGAAGGTGGATTGCCGGCCGCTGGACGTCATCGTCTTGCGGATGGCCATCAACGACTGCGCCACGTCGGTCCAGCCGGCATCGAATTCCAGCCGCCCGTTGTGGATCACGTCAAACGCCTTGAGCACCAGGCGGGTCTTGACCTCGGGCGAATAGCTGAAGGTGACCAGATTCGGGAAAAACTGCTTCACCAGCTGCGCCACACCGCTACCCATGCCGGTGGTGTCGATGCCGATATAGGTCACCCAGTACCGGCGCGTGATGCGCTCGATCTCGGCGGCTTGCTTGGCAAAGTCCATGCCCCGGAACTGGATGCGCTCCAGCAGCCGGAACTTGCCGCCAGGCTGCTGCGGTGGCGCCAGCACGACCAGGCCGGCGGTGTCGCCCGTCTCGGCCGGGTCATAGCCGATCCACACCGCGCGATCGCCGTAGGGGCGCGCGGCGAACGGTTTGTAGTCCTGGCCCCACTCGACCCAGCTATCGACCATGCACGGCTGCAGCATCGCCAGCGGGAAGATGCTTGCGCCGTCGTCAACGAAGTCGCACATCAACAGGTTGGCGAACGCGTCCGGGCTGTATTCCTCGCGCAGCTCGTCGATGTCGAACAGGTCGCAGCCACGGCGCTGGGCATCGAGGATGTTGACGATCTGGCGCCACGCACGGTCCTGGCAGCGGCGCCCGCCGGCGAGCGCATCGTGAGAGACATCGATCTGGATCCGCTGCGCGGCCGGCTTGCCCTTGTTGCGGCGCTCACCGGTCCAGAACGTATAGGCCTCATGCGCCATGCTCGACGGCGTGCTGAAGTAGGTCTTGCGCCACTTCTTGTGCATCGCCATGCCGCTGGCGACCTTGTTCAATTCGTTGAACCCGTAGGTCCAGAAGAACTCGTCGAAGTAGAAATTGCCGTGGTAGCCCTGCGCGGTGCGCGCATTGGTGCCGAGGAAGAACAGCTCGGCGCCATTGGGGAACACGATGCTGTCGCCGCCGGAAAGCGTCTCGTCGATCGTCTCGCGCACGAACTGCTGCATGTAGCCACGGAACAGGTGCGCCTGCGCCTTGGACGCACTGAGGAAGATCTGATTGCGCCCGGTGGTGAGCGCATCGATCAGCGCCTCGCGGGCGAAGTAAAACGTTGCACCGATCTGGCGCGATTTGAGGATGATGCGGGTGCGCTCGTTGCTGGCCCGGTACCAGTCGCGCTGGTAATCGAAGCAGCCGTCGATGAACGCGGTGGTTAGCTGTTCGACCTGTTCTTCAGTGAAGTCGTTGCGCTTGGGTTTTTTCTTTGGCGCAGCGTTGCGATTGGCGACAGCCGGATTCAGATCGGCTTCGTTGCCGCCGCCCTGGTAGCGCTGGATGCGCGCCTGGCGCTCCAGCTGCCGATGCAGCAGATCAATTTCTTTGAAGTCGCCGCCGGACTTTTCCGGCTTCATGATCAGCACGACCAGGCGTGCTTCGAGCGCGCCACCGATGCGCTCAACGTTGTCTGCGCGATCCCACTCGTCACGCGACTTCCAGCTGTGTACAGTCTTCTCGTTCTCGCCGATGGCCTGCGCAATTTCCGTCACGCGCCATCCCATCCAGTACAGGAACTTGGCCTGTCTGCGGGTGTCCATCGGGAGCTGGGTGGCAACGCTTTGCATGCCGACCAGGGTGCAGCCCACCTCTTAATCCCGACAGTTCAACGACGCGTAATCGCCTTGTTTACATGGTGATTGCGTTGCTGCGTTGTGCGTCGCGTTTGACCATGGGTCATCGCAAACGCATCCAGCGCAGAGGACACCCATGTCGGGCAAGACCAAGAAGTTCCGTTCCAACTGGTTCCGCGTGGCCGTCGAAGGCGCCACCACCGATGGCCGCACGATTCAGCGCAGCTGGATCGACGACATGGCCGCGACCTACAACCGCGAGACCTACAACGCCCGCATCTGGATCGAGCACATGCGCAGCTTGCTGCCGGACTCGCCATTCCGTGCGTATGGCGATGTCACTGCCGTCAAGGCCGAAGAGGTTGAGATCGATGGCACCAAACGCCTGGCGCTGTTCGCACAGATCGAGCCGACCGCCGACCTGATCACCATCAACAAGTCCAAGCAAAAGCTCTACACCAGCATCGAGGTGCAGGAGAAGTTCGCCAACACCGGCAAGGCGTATCTGGTCGGCCTGGCTGTCACCGATTCGCCAGCCAGCCTGGGCACCTCCATGCTCAGCTTCGCCAGCCAAAACCCTGACGCCAATCCGCTGGCCGATCGCAAGCAGTCGCCGGGCAATCTGTTCACCGTCGCCGAGGAAACCGCGCTGGAATTCAACGAGGTCAGCGAAGGCCCGGTCGCCAATCTGCTCAGCCGGATCCGCACCGCGCTCAAGAGCGAGGACGCCACCAGCATCACCGCCGAGCAGTTCGCAGAACTTGGCGAAGGCGTCGAAGAGATCGCCGAGCACGTGCGCGGTCAGGACGAACGCTTCAACCGCCTGCAGGCCGAACACGCCGAGCAGAAGACCAAGCACGAACAGCTGGCAAACGACCTGGCGCAGCTGCGCGAGTCGCTGTCGCAGCAGCCCGACCCCGCACAGCCCGCACGCCCGGTGGTCACCGGCTGTGGCGCCGCTGTGCTGACCGACTGCTGATCCCACACCACCACACGCACACGCCGCCAGCGCCACATCTTCGGAGCCACCATGCAAAACGCCACCCGCCTGCAGTTCAATCAGTTCGCCGATCAGATCGCCAAGCTCAATGGCATCACCTCTGCCTTCCACTCGTTCGCTGTCGATCCGACCGTGCAGCAGAAGCTGGAAACGCGCATGCAGGAATCCAGCGAGTTCCTGTCCAAGATCAACATCATTCCGGTGGACGAATTGTCCGGCCAGAAGGTGGGCATCGGCGTCACTGGCAGCATCGCCAGCCGGACCGACACCGGCGCCGGCAAGACCCGCACCCCGCGCAACGTCGCCGCGCTCGACAAGAACGAGTACGTCGCCAAGAAGACCGACTTCGACACCGCCATTCCGTATGCGCTGCTCGATGCCTGGGCCAAATTCCCGGACTTCCAGGCGCGCCTGCGCGATGCGATCGTCAAGCGTCAGGCACTGGACCGTCTGCAGATCGGCTTTAACGGTACGCACGCCGCTGCCGATACCGACCGCGCCGCGTTCCCGCTGCTGGAAGACGTCAACATCGGCTGGCTGCAGCAGTACCGCACCAATGCCGCACAGCGCGTGCTGGCGAGCGGCAAGACGGCGGGCAAGATGGTCATCGGTGCCGGCGATGGCGCGGACTACCGCAACCTCGACGCGCTGGTGTTCGATGTGGTGAGCAATCTGCTCGACCCGTGGCACCGCAAGGATCCGAGCCTGGTGGTGGTGCTCGGTCGCGATCTGATGCACGACAAGTATTTCCCGATGGTCAACAAGGACCAGGCGGCCAGCGAGAAGATCGCCACCGACCTGATTCTGAGCCAGCGCCGCGTCGGCGGCCTGCAGGTGGCCGAGGTGCCGTACCTGCCGGACGGCGCGTTGATGGTCACTTCGCTGGCAAACCTGTCGATCTACTACCAGACCGGCGGCCGTCGCCGTTACATCCAGGAAGTGCCTGCACGCGATCGCATCGAGAACTATGAGTCTTCCAACGATGCGTACGTGGTCGAGGACTACGGCTTGGGCTGCGTGGTCGAACACATCGAGATCGAGGCCTAAGCCATGGCCGACAGTCCCGCCAAGCGTCACCACAGCCGCGTGCTCGCCGAGTTGGAAGCGGCGCAGCGCGCTCCGCACCAGCTGATGGCCGGTGCGACGGCCTACGAGCAGCACATGGCGCAGCTGCAGAGCGATCGCCTGCGGCTGAAACAGATCCAGTCCACACAAGGCAAGGCGGCGCTCAAGGTGCAGCTGCTGCCGACCTACGTGCCGTATCTGGCGGGCGTGCTGGCCGGCGGCCAGGGCGCGCAGGACGAGATCGTCATGACGTGCATGGTGTGGCGCATTGATGCCGGCGACTATGCCGGCGCGCTGGAGCTGGGCGCCTATGTGCTCAAGCACGGCCTGCAGATGCCCGACCGCTTCTCCCGCACGGTCGGCTGCGTGTTGGCCGAAGAGATTGCCGAGGCGGCGCTGTCTGCACAGAAGACCGGCCAGCCGTTTGATGCGGCCGTGCTGGCCGACACCGCCGCGCTGACTGCCGAGCAGGACATGCCCGATGAGGTGCGCGCCAAGCTGCACCTGGCACTGGCCCGCGCATCGCTGGCAGGCATCACCGATGAGACGCCTGCCGACCAGGCGCAGCCCATCGCCGCCGCCGCTGTTGCCGACCTGCAGCGCGCCATCGCACTGCATGGCAGCTGCGGCGGCAAGAAGGATCTGGAGCGCGCCGAGCGTCTCTTGAAGAAGTTCAGCGCTGAGCCTGCAGGCGACAGCGCATAACCGAGCGTCCCCGCAACCCTCGCCGGCTCGGGGCCGATCCACAGCAATGCATCGCCGTGGTGACGCCCCGACCACCGGCGATCTCTTCCGAGCCATCCATGAGCGGATTCACTGCCACCGGCACCACCAGCGCCGCGCCTGATGCGATCGCCAATGCGCCGTTCTGGCCGGCGATCGCACCGGGTGCCGTGCGCGCGAGCATGCGCCTGGATGGCACCGTGACCGATGCGCGTCTACGCCACGCCATCGTCGCCGCCATGTTGGCGGTCAACGATGAGCTGCAGACCTGGGCGCAGACGCAACAGGCGGCTGGCCACGCGGCGTTGAGCGATGTGCCCAGCACCACCGTCGATGGCGTCTCGCGGCGCGTGCAGCTGTACCTGCGCGCCGTGGCATGTGCCACCGCCGTCGAGGTGGCAGAGCGTTACCGCAGCTTCGATGCCACCGACAGCGCCAACCAGCGCGCCGATGACTTGTCGCCGAGCATCACCGAGTTGCGCCGCGACCAGCGTTGGGCGGTGCGCGATCTGCAGAACCTACCGCGCAGCACGGTGGAGCTCATCTGATGCGCGTGCACGCCATGCAAGGCGACACCGTCGACCTGCTGTGCTGGCGCCACCTGGGCAGCACGGCCGGCCTGGTCGAGCGCACCTATCTCCTCAATCCCGGCCTGGCCGAACTGGGCGCCGTGCTCCCGCACGGCACGCCGGTGGAGTTGCCCGAGGTAACCACCACCACAGCGGCGATGACGCCGCTTGTGCAGCTATGGGACTGATCCGATGACCGAACCCACCTCCGTATCGAGCGGCTTTTTGATCGCCACCGGTGTGGGCCTTGCCTCCGTGCTGCCTGGCATCGACGGCGATGCGCTGATCGGCGCCTTCGCCGGCGGCGCGCTGTTCGTGGTGTCCGCCGCCAAGCAACCGCTGTTGGCGCGGCTGATCTATTTCCCGGTGAGCGTGATCGCCGGCTACCAGCTGGCGCCGGAAATCCTGCGCTGGTTGCCGATCAAGTCCAGTGGCGTGGCCGCCTTCGCCAGCGCGGCGTGCGCGATCACCGTCACGCTGGGCCTGATCGAAAAGAGCAAGTCCTTCGACTTTTCCTTCCTACGTCGTGGAGGTCCGCCCAGTGCATAGCCTGGTCACCGTCCTGACGTTGATGGCCTCGCTCGCCATCTGCGTCCGCCTGCTTACCTACCACCGGCCCGTCGATGCGCGCCATCGACGCGGCGCGGGCTGGTGCGCGTGGTTGCTGATCGCCAGCACCGGCGGCCAGGCGCTGCACATCCTGCTGGCCGGCGCCGGCTCGCAAGTCAGTCTCTGGCACCTGGGCACGTTGATCGTGCTGGCGGTGCTCACCTACCGCGCCCAGGGCAATGTGGCGCGCATCCTGAAGGTCGATTGATGTTCACCGATACCCAGCTCGCCTCGATCATGCAGTGTTCGCCGCAACGCGCTCAGCGCTGGCACGGCCCACTGCTCGCCGCCGCCAACCGCTTTGGCATCACCACCAAGCGCCGCGCTGCGCACTGGCTCGGTCAGGTCGGCCACGAAAGCCTGAGCCTGTCGCGCATGGAAGAAGGGCTGACCTACACCACCAGCGCTCGGCTGTTGGAAGTGTTCGGCACGCGCATCACACCGGCCCAGGCGCCCAAGTTCCTGCGCAATCCGGTCGGCCTGGCCAACTTCGTCTACGCCGACCGCCTGGGCAACGGCAACACCGCCAGCGGCGACGGTCACCGCTACCGGGGCCGTGGCCCGATGCAGCACACGTTCCGTGGCAACTACCGCCGCATCGGTGAGCTGATTGGCCTGCCGGTGGAAGAACAGCCGGATCTGCTGCTGCAGGTTGAGCCAAGCGCACTGGGAGCGGCGGCGTACTGGCACGACAACGGCCTCAACGTGCTGGCCGATACGGGCGACGTGCTTGGCCTGGGCCGCAAGATCAACTTGGGCAACGTGCGTGCCAAGCGCTTGCCCGAAGGCCACAGCGATCGCGTCACGCGCACGCAGCGCGCCCTGCAGATCCTGGGCGTGAGCTGATGGTCACGCGCCTGATCATCCTGCTGGCGCTGATTGCAGTGCTCGTTGGTGGCTGCGTGTGGCAAGAGCAGCGCGTCAACACCGCGCAACGCGAACGCAAGCAAGCTCTAGACGCAAAAGCTGCCGCTATCGCCGAGCGCGACAGCGCAAAGAGTTCCATAAAGGTCGTTGTCGAGTACGTCGACCGCGTGCACATCGTGCGCGAGGCCGGCGCCACCATCACCCGCGAGATCCCGATCTATGTCACCCAGAAAGCCGACGCTGCTTGCGCTATCCCTGCTGGCTTTGTGCGGCTGCACGACGCCGCCGCCACGGGCCAGCCTGCCGGGCCGCCCACCGCAGATCCTGATGCGCCGGCCGCCGGCATTACGCTCTCTGCCATCGCCGGCACCGTCGCCGACAACTACACCAGCTGCCACGCCACCGCCACGCAACTGAGCGCGCTGCAGGACTGGATCGATCAGCACGTGCCGGAGCCGGCGCCGTGATCAAGCCCGCCAGCCTGCGCGCGCATCTGGCCGTTGCACTGCCGGACCTGGCACGTGATGCCGACCGGCTGCTGGTGTTTATCGACGCCGGCAGCCTGGTCAGCACGTTCCAGCCGGGGCTGTCGTTCGAGTACCAGTACACGCTCAACCTGATCCTGACCGACTATGCCGGCCATCCTGACAGCGTGATGCTGCCGCTGCTGGAATGGGTGCAGGTCAATCAGTCCGAGCTGCTGTCCAATACGTCGCGTCGAGGTGAGATCACGTTCGAGGCCGACATCCTCGCCAACGATGCCGTGGATCTGTCGATCAAGTTGCCGCTGACCGAACGCGTGGTCGTGACGGCGAAAGATGGCGGCGGCTACGACATGGCCCATGCGCCCGAGCCGGTGATTGATCCCACATGGATGAGCTGACCGCACTAGAGAACTGGGCCGCGCCGTTGCTCGCACGCCTGCAGCCCAGTGAACGCCGCACGCTGGCACGCAAGATCGGAACGGAACTGAGGCGCTCGCAGAGCCAGCGCATCGGCAAGCAGCAAGCGCCAGATGGCACGCCGTATGTACCACGCAAGCAGAAGCTGCGGCAGAAGTCCGGACGCGTCAAACGCGCCAAGATGTTTGCCAAGCTGCGGCAGGCCAAGTACTTCAAGGTCAGCGCCAGCCCTAACCAGGTGAGCGTGGGATTTGTGGGGCGCGTTTCGCGCATCGCGCGTGTGCACCAAGACGGATCGACCGAGCAGGTGCGACCTGGTGGTCCGAGGGCGAGATATGAGAAGCGCGTGTTGCTGGGCCTCTCCGAAGAAGATCGGCAGGTCATCCACGATCAACTCTTGAATCACTTAGGCTAGCCTGGGGCCGTCGAGCACAACTAGAAACGGCCTCAACCATACTTTGACATTGAGGGAGTTCGACCAGGATGCTAGGGTGGCATCTTGATCCAGATCGCAAACAGTATCTGTTTTTTTAGCTCCTCGATTACACGCTATAATCGAATCGCGCGGTGAAATATATGAATTTGGAAAGCGCAGAAAGTATTTAATATTGGGACACTTGACTGCATTCATTTCTTAATTCTCAAATTTTAATACACAAAGGATAGTGTATGGAGGCTAAAGATAACCTCAGAAGAGAATTGCACACCATGCTTACCCAGGCCGAAATCGATCTTGAGATGTGGCAAGCTATGCGCAAAGCAAGATCAGATCGCGAGGTCTTGGTCATGCTCAATCGAAGATACGGAAGATTCTATATCGCAGCCGAGAACGCTCTCTTCAATTCATTAATTTCAATCTTGTATAAAGCATTTGAGAAGAGAAAAGACACGATCAACTTCCATCAGCTGCGAAAGACGTTTCCCGCTTCCATAACTCCGGAGATAGAAGCGGAGCTAGGTGCACTATTTACCAAGATCAAGGTCACTTGGGTCAAAGTTGGGATTGTCCGTAACAACATCGTTGGCCACCAGTCTTCTGAGAACAGCGTCGAGGAAGTCCATAGACTCGCCGACATCACCATTCCAGAGTTAGAAGAGCTGGTGAAAAATATGCAGCACCTCTTATATCTCATTGCAAAGTACTTCCACGACACACACGTTGTCTTCAACTTGAAAGGCACACAATCGTTCGACAATCTGCTCAACGATTTGCGCACCTGCAATTCACACAGCCCGAACCCGATTAGCGACTCAAATTAATTCAGGAGTCAGACCGCATGTCAGGAAATTCCGAAGCTCAAACCACCCTCCCCCTGAGCGCGGATGAGTACGAGCGCATCTTTCAGGTTATCCATGCGGTACTTGATAATCGTGCAAACACCCCTCATGCATGCTGGTTTTTTGCCATTGCAGGCTCTTTTATATTAAACAAGTATCATGAAATTCCTGCGAGACCAGTTGCAGGCGCTTTCGTAATATGCGTTGACGACGCGCCATCGGTCATAAGCATTGGAAAAAATGAAGGAAGAAAGATCAGTTGGGATAAAGATAACTTCCACATGTGGGTTCAAACCAAAAGCCACGTCATCGACTTTATGACTCCGATTTTTCGAGAATCAGTGCAGTCAAGGCTTGATGTGCCGCGCCGAATGTTCCAGCGTTCACTGGATAGCGAAAGCACATCCCTGGAAGACATCTCAATGCCGGGAGATTTCTACACGATGCCCGACCCCGATCTTACGAAAGAATTTATTGATGATTTTATGGAACACGCTGGCAAGGTGGATCTACTCCAAGCCATAGACGCTTGGTACAAACCGTATCCTGAGCCACTAAAGAAAATGGCTTTACTTGATAATCATGGAAAACAAGAGCCACTGGAGATCGTAGCTCCGCGAGTTCAGGGGGCATGGTAATGCATCACCAATAGTCCATTAGGACAATTATAATAAAATTAAGGATGAAAGGCGCATCTGCGTGACCGAACAGTACTTATACCTACTTTTGAACAGAGAGGCGACTGCCTTCAAGATTGGCGTCGCATTTCAGCCGCTGGCCCGGGGAGCGCAGCTTCCCCAATCCATCGACTCGGATAAGAGTCTTCAAATACCGATGACTGGCGGGTCGGCCATCAAGGTCGAAAAAGTATTGCACTACCTTTTTCAAAGCTACGCCTTCGAGATGCCCCGCGGCGATGGCTATACAGAGTGGTTTGCGATGAACGCGCTCGGTGATGTACTTAAATTTCTGGACGAGCAAAGAGATCGCCTAGGGGTTGGTGTGCCGGAACCAATTCCGCCCAAGGCTTCTGCGCCGCGACAGCCAAAGCCGCAGGACTTAGATCTGCTAGAGCGCCGCCGGGTGCGAAAGGAGGCAAAAGAGCAGCGCTATTTGATGGAAAGAGAGCTGGCAACAGCGAATAACCTCAAGGCAGTCGAAAGCCTGACGCTATTGACAGAAGAATGGAGCAGACAATCAGCAATCATCGGCACCCTAATTGGGGACGCCTACGGCAGTTCAACCGCCTATATATATTTGAAAGACGCCTCGGGCGGGCTATTGGCCGGAATCCGATCACTCATGCCAAGCAGCCTGCTCATCCGTGGCCCTAGGTCGTCAGGCATCTTCAGCATATTCAGCAGCGAGTACCACGACCCTTTCGTGGGCACGGAAGTGGCCATGCCAGCTAGCCTATTCGTGCCAGGCCAAAGAGCAGAAGAGGACGTACCCGGAATAGATCAACTCAGGACCGTCTTAACCAGACGTCTGTCACCAGCAGCAGGCGAGGAGAAAATTTCATTACTTATCCTTAAAAGGCAGCTTGATAGTAGCCGCCGACGCTTCCGCGAAGAATTCTGGACTCACTGGCAAGACAACTCTGACGGGGTCTTTTAATCTGTCCGGCGCAAAGCGGCCAGTGATTTTTACAGGCATCCGAAGCTGTAGCGGGAAGTAGCACAGCGCACTTGAATTGGCTTGACGTCTGAAACCGCCGAACGTGGTCGGGAACTCCTTCCGCTGTCGGCAATGGCTTCCTTCACTGCTGTAGACCTTTCCAAACTACAAGCTCCTGATCTGATCGAAGCGCTGGACTTCGAGACGATATTCGCTGAGGCGCTGGCACAATTTCGCCGGCTCATGCCCGAGTTTTCCGCGCTCACCGAAGCCGATCCGGTCTACAAGCTCCTGCAGCTGTTCGCGGCCCGCGAGCTGCTGATACGGCAGCGGGCCAACGACAAGGCGCAGCAGACCATGCTGGCGTTTGCCACGGGTACGAACCTCGATCACCTGGGCGCGCTATTCGGTGTCGCACGCCTAGTGCTCGATCCGGGTCAAACTGATACCGGCATTGCACCGACCCTTGAGTCGGACGTGGACTTCCGCCGCCGCATCCAGCTGGCGCCGGAGGGCTTCAGCGTGGCCGGCCCCGAGGGCGCGTACATCTATCACGCGCTCAGTGCAGCAGCCGATGTCATGGACGCCAGCGCGACCAGCCCCGCGCCTGGCCAAGTCTTGGTCACGGTCCAATCGCGCACGGGCAACGGCACGGCTCCCCAGGCATTGTTGGACGAGGTCGCTGCCATCCTCACCAACGACGACGTGCGCCCGCTGACCGACAATGTCACGGTCCAAAGCGCCCAGATCGTCCCGTATGCCATTCGTGGACGCGTCTACACCTACGCCGGCCCCGACTCGGCGGTGGTCATGCGCGAAGCGCTGCGCAGCCTGCAGGCGTATCTGGATGAGGCGCATCGCATCGGCCGCGACGTGCCCGAGTCAGCCATCAAGGCCAAGCTGTTCGCCGATGGCGTGCAGCGTGTCGAGCTGGACTCGCCTGAAGCCGACATCCGGATCAGCCGCACGCAGGCCGCGTACTGCACGGCGATCGATATCGTGCATGCCGGCATCGATGAGTAGTTCACCGCTGCCACCCAATGCCACGCCGATGGAACGCGCCCTGGCGGCCGTCACGGCGCGCCTGGAAGCGATCCCACTGCCGTATCCGGATCTGTGGAACCCGGACACGTGCCCGGCCGGTCATCTGCCGTGGCTGGCGTGGACGCTATCGGTCGACGACTGGAAGGCCGACTGGAGCGATGCGGTCAAGCGCTCGCGCCTGCGCAGCGCTATGGCAATCCAGCGCCGCAAAGGCACGGCCAACAGCGTGCGGATGGTGGTCGAGTCATTCGGCGGCGCGGTGGCCATCCGCGAGTGGTGGCAGCAGGAACCGCGCGGCCTGCCGCACACCTTCGAGTTGGCACTGACGCTGACCGGTGCCGATGGGCAGAGCGCCAGCGCCAGGTTCGTCGAGGAAGTCATCGCCGAAGTCGAGCGCACCAAGCCTGTGCGTTCGCATTTCAGCTTCACCCAAGGATTCCAGGCCGAGGCCCGACTCAATGTCGTGGCGCGCGGCAGAACCACCTTGTTCCTGCGCCTGCAGGGCGAGACGAGCTAGAGAGCACACATGCCCGGACTCAAACTCAAGATCACCACCGCCGGCCGCCAAGCCCTGGTTAATGCCAAGCAGACCGGCACACAGGCGGTGACCATCGCCGCAGTCGGATTGACCAGCGCAGCGTTCGTGGCCGATGCCGAGCTCAAGGCGCTGCCGTCCGAAATCAAGCGCCTAACCACCATCGGCGGGACGGTCACGGCCAAGGACACGATGCACGTCTCGGTGCGCGACGAATCCAACGCCGTCTATAGCTGCTACGGGTTCGGCCTGTACCTGGCCGATGGCACGCTGTTTGCCGCCTACGGTCAGCCCGCGTTGCTGGTGGAGAAGTCTGGCGCCGCCTCGGTGCTGCTGGCGATCGACGTAGTGCTGGCCGACATGGACACCGCTCAGATCACCTTCGGCGATACCAACTTCACCGATCCAGCGGCGACGGTGGACGTGCCGGGTGTCGTGCGCTTGTCCACCGACGCGCAAGCCATCGAAGGGCTGGACAAAGAGCGGGCAGTGTCGCCGGCCAACCTGATTGCCGTATTGAATGCGCGCCTGGGCGATGCTGCGCCTACCGAGTTCATCAAAGGGCTACTGGCCCGACCGACTGCGGCAGCGGCACGCAACATGCTCGGCCTTCGCTCTGCGGCGACGTTTCATGTTGGCCCTGGCAATGGCTTGGATGCTGATCTCTTGGATGGACAGGAGGGCGCGTGGTATCGCGACTTCCGCAATCTGCAGAACGTGCCGAGCTCGTTCTTGCTACCCGGTCAGATCGTGATTATGGCCTCGCTCTTTCCGCCTGCAGGTCTACTGTTATGCGATGGCACGGCAGTCTCACGCACGAAGTATTCGGCGTTGTTTGCGGCGATCGGTACCGTCTACGGTGCCGGGGATGGCAGCACCACGTTCAACCTACCGTTGATGCGTGAAGGCACCACGGTCACCCACACCAATTCCTCACAGTTTGTCGGCGTCCACAGCAACGGCCAGGTGATCAGTCATACGCACGGCGCCAGTGCGGCCGCTGTCGGCGACCATGCGCACTACACCGCACTCGGCGCAGCCGGCATCCACGCACATGGTGCAAGCGTCAACCCGGCCGGCGATCACGCGCACGGTGCTTGGACGGATGCGCAGGGCTACCACGCGCACGGCGGTAGCACTAGCGCCTCTGGAGATCACCAGCACCCCGGCGTCATTCCGTCCAATGCCATCAACGGCTATGGCATCTATCGCGAACGCGACAACGATGCATCGCCCTCGGATGGCTGGACCGGTGCCGGTGGCAACCACGCCCACAGCATCGGAACTGATGCCACCGGCAACCACACCCACAACATTGGCATGAACGGCTCAGGCAACCACACCCACGGGATCGGCATCGCCGAGGGCGGCAATCACGTGCACGTGGTGGATCACCGTGGCGCTGGCGCCCACAACCATGCCATCACCGTCAACGCTGCCGGCGGCGCAGACAACTTGCCTGCTGGCCTGCGCATGACCTACTGCATCGCCTACTGAGGATTGACCATGACCAACCCGCTGCCACGCACCAGCACTGCATATGCTTACGACGCCACCACCGGTGAATACACCGGGCCGGTGACCGTCTATCTCTCCGAGTTGGAGGGACGCTACCCGCTTCCTCCCAACACGGTTGCCACCGCACCGGCGCCGCCTGCAGGGCTGTATCAGCGGCACCGCCTGTCGCCGACGTCTGCGAGCTGGGAGCTGGTGCCGGACTATCGCGGCGTGATGCTCTACAGCACCGACACCGCCGCACCAGTCGCCAACACGCTTGCCTTGGGCGATGCACTGCCGCAGGGTTACACCACCTCGCAGCCAATCGCGTTCCTACCCAGCGACTACCGCCGCAACGTGTGGGACGCTGCACGCGCGAGTTGGCGTGCGGATCCGGACTACAGCGCCGCGCTGGTCTGGGAGAAGGCTACCGGCGCGATCGCACCGCGCCTGGCCGCCGGCGTCGCGTTGCCGGGACAGCTGACCACCGTGGCCGCACCGGTTTCGATCGACGGCACAGTGGTGTGGGACGAAGCGGCGCAGGCATGGTTTGTACAACCCAGGCCGTCTGAAGAAGCGGCTGTGTAGCCCAGCGCTTTACGTACCAATTGCAGTGCGCAACACCGTGCAGCCACGGACCATGGCTGCATGGGCAACGCATCCTCCGCACTGAGTAACGCCATTCGCCTCGGCACTATCGCCGAGGTGAATCTGGTCAACGCGCGATGCCGCGTACAGGTCGGCGAGATGCTGACCGACTATCTGCCCTGGGTGGTCACCCTGGCCGGCACCACCATCATCTGGTCGGCGCCGGCGATCGGCGAGCAAGTCGTGGTGCTGTCGCCGGCCGGCGACCTGGCCGATGGCCTGGTGCTACGTGGCCTCTATTCCGACCAATTCGCAGCGCCTGCCGCGTCCGACACGCTGCACGTGCTGCGCTTTGCCGATGGCGCGCAGATCCACTACGACACCGACGCGCATGCGCTGCAGGCCACGCTGCCCAGTGGTGGCACCGCGACAATTACGGCCGATGGCGGCATCACACTCAACGGGCCGCTGACGGTCAACGGCGATGTGCACGTAGTCGGCACCACTACCGCAACCACCGACGTGCTCGGCGGCGGGATCAGCCTCAAAAACCACAAGACCACCGGCGTGACCGCCGGCACCGTACTCAGCGGTGGTCCGCAGTGATCGGCGTCGATGCCACCACCGGGCGTGTGATCGAGGGCGAGCAACACCTGGCCCAGTCGATCGCCTGCATCCTCACCACGCCCATCGGCACGCGTGAGCAGCGCCGCGACTTTGGCTCGCTGCTGCCCGAACTGATCGACCAGCCGTTCAACGGCGCCACCCGCACGCTGCTCTACGGCGCCACGGCCACCGCGTTGATGCGCTGGGAACCGCGCCTGCGCCTGACCCGCGTCGACCTGGTCGTCGGTGATGCGCCTGGCAGCTTCGTGCTGACGATCGAAGGCGAACGCACCGACGTTGCCCCCGCTAATGCGCGCTCGCGCATGACCATCCCGCTCCGCTTCCGCTCGTCCTGATCGAGGAACCTATGTCCACTGCCTACCACCACGGCGTCCGCGTCATCGAAGTCAGCGCGGGCACGCGCACCATCCGTACCGTCTCCACTGCTGTCGTCGGCCTGGTCGCCACGGCCGCTGATGCGGATGAGAAAGTCTTTCCAGTCAACAAAGCGGTGCTGATCACCGATGTGCTCGGCGCGATCGCCAGTGCCGGCACCAAGGGCACGTTGCGCGCCACGCTGCAGGGCATTGCCGACCAGACCAACCCGGTGACCATCATCGTGCGTGTAGCCGAGGACGCAGATGCGGCCAAGACGTCCACCAACGTCATCGGCGAGGCCAAGTCCAGCGGTTACACCGGGCTGTATGCGCTGCTCGCCGCGCAAGCGCAGCTGGGCGTGCGCCCGCGCATCCTAGGTGCGCCTGGCCTGGACACACTGCCGGTGGCCAAGGCGCTGGCGACCATCGCCAAGAAGCTGCGGGCCATGGCCTATGTGCGGCCAGTCGCTGATACCGTGGCCGATGCCATCACCTACCGTGGGCAGTTCGGCGATCGCGAGTTGATGCTGATCTGGCCGGACTTCCTGGCCTTCGACACCACCACCAGCACCACGACAGCGGCGTATGCCACTGCACGTGCGCTCGGGCTGCGCGCCAAGATCGACACCGAGCAGGGCTGGCACAAGAGCCTGTCCAATGTGCCCGTGGCTGGCGTCACCGGCATCTCCAAGGATGTGCATTGGGATCTGCAGGATCCGGCAACCGATGCCGGCGTGCTCAACGAGGGCGACATCACCACGCTGGTGACGTTCAACGGCCAGCGCTTCTGGGGATCGCGCACGTGCGCGGAGGACAACATGTTCGCCTTCGAGACGGCCACGCGCACCGCCCAGATCCTGGCCGACACCATCGCCGAAGGCGTTGCGTTCTACGTCGACAAGCCGATGCACCCATCGCTGGTCAGAGACTTGATCGAAACGATCAACGCCAAGTTCCGCGACCTGAAGTCGTCTGGCTATCTGATCGATGCCAACGCCTGGTACGACGGCACGGTCAACAGCGCCACCACGCTCGCCGATGGCGCGCTGCGCATCGACTACGACTACACGCCGGTGCCGCCGCTGGAGAACCTGCAGCTCTACCAGAAGATCACCACCAGCTACCTGGCCGACTTCGCCGAACGCGCTAACGCGTAACGCACCCGCCTTAGATTCCCGGAGAACCCCATGGCTTTGCCCAAGAAACTCAAAGCGCTCAACCTGTTCAACGACGGTGAGAGCTATCTCGGCCAGGTGGTCGAAGTGAAGCTGCCCACGCTGTCCCGCAAGATGGAGGAATATCGTGGTGGCGGCATGAATGGCCCGGTCGATATCGACTTCGGTCAGGAGAAGATCGAGCTCGAATGGAAGTGCGGCGGCCTGATGCGCGGTGTGCTGAACCAATACGGCGCAACCACGCACAACGCCGTGCAGCTGCGCTTTGCCGGCGCCTACCAGCGCGACGACAGCGGCGATGTGGACGCGGTGGAAGTGGTGGTGCGCGGCCGCCACAAAGAGATTGATCCGGGTAACGCCAAGTCCGGCGATGACACCGAGTTTTCGGTCAAGACCTCGGCCAGTTACTACAAGCTGAGTATCAATGGCGTGCCCGTAATCGAGATCGATCTGATGAACATGATCGAGATCGTCAACGGCGTGGACCTGCTCGCCCCGCACCGCCGCGCCATCGGCGCCTGACTCTTCCGGCCTGGCGCCGCCAGGCCTCAGCCCTGAGACCTTCCGATGACCCCGACCTTTTCCCCAGCCATTCCCCTCGACCAGCCCATCGCGCGCGGCGAGCAGACCATCACCGACCTCAAGGTGCGCAAGCCCGGCGCAGGCGAACTGCGCGGCCTCAAGCTCACCGATGTGCTGCAGTTGGATGTCACCGCGCTGGCGACGCTGCTGCCGCGCATCTCTTCGCCCACGCTGACCACCGCCGACGTCAATGCGATGGATCCGGCCGACCTGCTGGCGGTAGGCCAGGAGGTACAGGTTTTTTTCTTGCCGAAGGCCCAGAGGGAAGCGGATTTCCCGACTGCGTAGAGGATGCGATGGCCGACATCGCGGCCATCTTCCACTGGCCGCCGTCTGAAATGGATGGCTGGTCGCTGCACGAACTCACGGCGTGGCGCGAGCGTGCCCGCCTACGAAGCGGAGCCGAATGATGCCCCACCCAACGAACGAGGCCGCCTAAATGGCGGCCTCTGACAATCTGCGCCTGCAGGTCATCCTGGCCGCCGTCGACCGCGCCACCGGCCCGTTCCGGCGCGTGCTCAATGGCAGCCGTGGCGTTGCCACCGCACTGCGTAATCAGCGCGACGCGCTGCGTCAACTCAACAGCCAGCACCGCGACATCGGCGCCTATCGCGAACAGGTGGCGTTGGCACAGCGTGCCAAGGCCGCGCTCGATGCGCAGCGGCAATCGGTGCGCACGCTTGCCCAGCAGATCAAGGCCACCGGCACGCCCACGGCCGCCATGAATGCCGAGTTCGAACGCGCCGTGCGCACCGCACGCGAACTCAAGACCGCACACGGCGCGCAGGAGGCCGGCCTGCAGCGCCTGCGTGGCCGTCTGGAGACGGCCGGAATCAGCACGCGCGAGCTGGTCACGCATGAGCGTCGTCTGCGCGGTGAGATCGAGAGCACCAACACCGCCATGCGCGCCCAGCAGCAGCGCTTGGTGGCGATCGATGCCGCACAGCGCCGCAGTGCTCGCATCCAAAGCGCCGGTCTGCAGGCGAGCGCCTACGGCGCCGGCATGGCATTCGCCGGCCAGCGCGCACTGGGTGCCACTGCGCTGCCGATCAGCGATGCGATGGAGTTCGAGTCGGCCATGGCGGACGTGCGCAAGGTCGTGGATTTCAAGACGCCGCAGCAGTTCTTGCAGATGGGGCGCGATGTCGAGAACCTCTCGATGCGGTTGCCGATGCTGCCGGCCGAGATTGCCAAGATCGTGGCGGCCGCCGGCCAGGCGGCCATCCCGCGCCAGGAGCTGGTCCGCTTCGCCGAGGACGCGGCCAAGATGGGCGTGGCCTTCGACAGCAGCGCTGAGGACGCCGGCCAGACCATGGCGACCTGGCGCACAGCGTTTCGCATGGGCCAGGCCGAGGTCGTCGTGCTGGCCGACAAGATCAACTACCTCGGCAACACCGGCCCGGCCAGCGTCAACAAGATCAGCGCGGTGGTGAACCGCATCGGCGCCCTGGGCGAAGTCGCCGGCCTGCAGAGCGGCCCGCTGGCGGCCTTGGGCGCCACCGTTGCCGGCATGGGCATCGAGTCGGAAGTCTCGGCCACCGGCATCAAGAACATGCTGCTCACCCTGGCCTCGGGCGAATCGGCCACCAAGAGCCAGCGCGAGGCCTTCGACAAACTCGGCATCAAGGCCAAGACCATGGCCCAGGTCATGCAGAAGGACGCAGGCGGGGCGATCATGTCGGTGCTGCAGAAGCTGCGCGCACTGCCCAAGGCCGAGCAGGCCGCGACGATGACGCAGCTGTTCGGCCGCGAGTCGATCGGTGCAATCGCGCCGCTGCTGACCAATCTGGAGCTACTGCAGGGCAACTTCGCCAAGGTCGCTGATGCACAGCGCTATGGCGGCTCGATGTCGGCCGAGTACGCATCGCGGGTGGCCACCTCGGCCAACTCGCTGCAGCTGCTGAAGAACACTGCCGTGGTGGTGTCGCAATCGATCGGCCAGACCCTGCTGCCGCAGTTCAAGCAACTGACCGAGCGCACGGCTGCCGTAGTCGGCCAGGTCACGACGTGGATCCGCGCCAATCCGGTGCTGGTGGGTGCGATTGCCAAGACGGCGATCGCCGGCGCCGCGCTGGTCACGATCCTGGGCGGGCTGCTGGTCGCCGGTGGTGTAGCCGCAATGGCGTTCTCGCAGATCCACGGCGCCGTTGCGTTGCTGTCGGGTGGTGCTGGCTTCGGTGCACTCATTGGACGCGTCGCGTCTTTTGCCGGCCGCGTGCTACCGATGCTCGCCAATGGCGCGCGCCTGCTGCTGCCGCTGCTCGGCGGCGTCAGCCTGCCGGTACTGGCGATCGGAGCGGCCGTCGCTGCAGTGGCGCTGCTGGTGTGGAAGTACTGGGGGCCGATCAAGGCGTTCGCCATCGGCGTCTGGCAAGGCATCGTCGACGTTGCCGCGCCGGTCCTCGCCGAGTTGAAGACCGCGCTCGCGCCACTGGCGCCCGTGTGGGACACCGTGGCCGCTGCGATGGGCCAGGCCTGGGCGTGGGTGAAGCAACTGCTGACGCCGTTCGAGGCCACCACCGCGCAGTTGCACGGTGCAACGCAGGCCGGTCGCGGCTTCGGGCAAATCATTGGCGCGGTGCTGGTCACCCAGCTGCAGCTGGCCGTCAAGGCGATCGGCTGGCTGGTGCAGGCGTTCGTGTTCGTGCTGCCGGTGATCAAGCAGATCCTTGGCGGTGTGTGGCAAACCGTCCAGGGCACGTGGTCGCTGATCGTGGGCGTGTTCACCGGCAACGGCGATCGCATCCGCCAAGGGCTGCTGCAGCTGTGGGCTGGCATCAACCTGCAGCTGGCCAACTGGCCGGCCCGGATGCTGCAGGTCGGCGCGGACATGATCAGCGGCCTTGTCCAGGGCATCCGCTCCAAGCTCGGCGCCGCCAGCAATGCGATCGCCAGCGTCGGCACCGGCGTGGTTGATCGCTTCAAGGGCCTGCTCGGCATCCGTAGCCCCTCGCGCGTGTTCGCCCAGTTGGGCGACTTCACCATGCAAGGCCTCACCGTGGGCCTGCAGCGCGGTCAGGGCGCGCCTGTGCAGGCCGTCATGGCGCTTGGCAACCGCATGCGTGCGGTGGGCGCCGGCCTGGCCCTGGCGACGGCCACAGCGCCGGTGGCGGCGATCGATAGCCGGGCGCCGCTGTCGGCCCCTACGCGCGCCGCCAGCGCGCCTGCAGGCGGCAACAGCTACGTCATCCACGTCCACGCCGCACCTGGCATGGATGCCACCGCATTGGCGCGCGAAGTCGCCCGCCAGATCGAAGAGCGCGACCGGCGCACGGCGGCCACGCGCCGCTCCAGCCTGCGCGACGACTGAGGATCCACCCCGATGATGATGTCCTACGGCACGTTCGTGTTTGCCCTCGATAGCGCCGCCTATCTGCAGCTGCAGCGGCAGATGAGTTGGCGCCACCCCACCAGCGAGCGTGTCGGCGCGCGAGCGGCCAGCCAGTTCCTGGGTCCAGGCGATGAGACCATCGAGCTGTCAGGTCTGATCGCGCCGGACCTGACCGGCTCGCGTGGATCGCTGACCACGCTGCGCAGACTCGCAGCAGCCGGCGAGCCGCTACCGCTGGTCGATGGCACGGGCTGGGTGTATGGGCCGTATGTGCTGCTGTCGGTCAACGAGACGGCCTCGCTGTTCTTTCCGGATGGCACACCGCGCCGTGTCGAGTTCCAACTGAGCCTGCGCCGCACCGACGACGTTGCACCCGAGGCGACCGCCGCATGAGCTACCCGATTCCGCAGTGGCGCGTGGTGCTCGATGGCAACGACCTCACCGAGCGCATCGCACCGCGCCTGCTCGATCTCACCCTCACCGAATGCCGTGGTGGGGAAGCCGACCAACTGGATCTACGGATCCACGACCACGACGGCAAGATGGCGCTGCCCAAACGCGGCGTGCGCCTGGCCGTGGCACTGGGCTGGAAAGCCACCGGCCTGGTCGACAAAGGCACCTTCATCGTGGACGAGGTGGAATACAGCGGTGCGCCGGACATCATCACCGTGCGCGCGCGTAGTGCGGACCTCACTGCAGACATGCGCACGCGGCGCGAGCGCAGCTGGCACAACACCACGCTGGGTGCAGTGCTCAACACGCTCGCCGGCGAGCATGGGCTGACGCCGCGCATCGCCGAGGCGCTGGCGCGCACCAAGCTGCCCCATCTCGACCAGGCCAACGAGAGCGACATGAATCTGCTTACCCGCCTGGGGCAGCGCTTCGATGCGGTGGCAACAGTGAAGGCAGGTGCGTTGGTGTTTGCGCCGATCGGCGCCGGCACCACGGCGACCGGCAAGCCGCTGCCGACTGTCACGCTGACGCGGCGCGATGGTGATCAGCATCGCTACTCAGTCGCCGACCGTGATGCTTACACCGGTGTGCGCGCCTACTGGGTAGACAAAGGCAAGGCGCGGCGACAGTCAGTGCTGGTCGGCACGGACGACAACACCAAGCGCCTACGCGAGTCGTATGCCAATGAGGCAACGGCACGCCAGCATGCGCACGCGGAGCTGGAGCGGGTGAAGCGCGGTGTGGCGAAGTTCGACTACACGCTGGCGATCGGCCGACCCGATATGTTTCCAGAACAACGCGTGAGACTAGATGGCTTCAAGCCTGACATTGATAAGCAACTCTGGCTGATAGCGGAAACGAACCACGTCTGTTCGGGGGATGGCCTTAAAACGCGCCTTGTGCTCGAAGCTGCAGTAAATACGTAACGAATCACGCTTTTGATCGCGCACTGGACATGACAGCATCTTCTACTTACTCTCCTGATCAGGGGTGGATCCAAAGGAAGGCACGGCTTAACGAGTGAGCATCGAATGCCTTGCTTCTCAAGGAAGTTCTCAAGGAGAGTAGGATGAAATTTAGGACAAACGCACACCGCCTCACATTTGCATTGACTGCTGCTCTTTCTCTATCTGCCGCCACTGGAGCTTCGTTTGCACAACGATATGCACCCGCGTCAGATGGGGTCAGCGCATCGCAATTGAGCGCAATCGATAAGACAGGAATCGAAAAGTCATTATCTGAAGAGCTTCAGAAAACTGCTACCAAGATTGCAAAGGTGCCAGGACAGAAGAAGTTCAACATGTCTGCTCGACTTTCAGCCAAGAAGAGCTTGCTGCAAATTGACTTGGGAAAAGATGCCATCCCAGATCAAAATGGAGCGGACTTTGAAGAGCAGTGCAGCCTCTTTATCGAAACTGCACGACCATTGTTGGTTGGAATTGTGAGCGTTGAAAACTACGAGTGCACATTTGGTGGAAAGGATATTTATTTCTATCATCCTGAAGCTGAAATTCCAACTGTAAAAAAAAAATAGTCGTGCCTAGTCAGGAAGACCCGCTGCCACTCGTGATGCTCTCAGCAGGCCATGGACTTTATCTTGACTACCCACCTGGCAAGCCGACGGCTTGGCTTCCACAACGGCCACTACCTTCAAACGGCATCACTGAGGACTTCATTACCCCTGGGTACGTAAGTGAAATCAGCTCAGCACTCACTGCTCGCGGCTCTCAGGTAGCCATAGTCAAGCCGAGGTCAGACTCCACCGCGATTCATACACCTTCAGGCGAGCAGTGGTGGAAGGTCGCTGCGAAATATCATTTACAGAGCCTGTTGCCCACTCACGGTGCGGACATCTGGGACACCCTCCCATATGACACCTCTAAGCTGCGAGAGTATAATGAAGACATCCGGTCGAGACCACTTTACGCCAATTATCTAGGCGCCGATTACCTAGTCAGTATCCACACAAATGCTGGAGCTAGCGCAGCTTCTCGCGGAACGACTGGCTGGTATCATACCGGCGCCTATGCAGAGCCTAGTCGATTGTTAGCCAGCAACATACTTTGCTCGATGAAAGAAGTTATTCAAGCAAACTCGAAGTATGCGGATTGGACTGTTGACACTGTGCCGCGCGGCGTAGGAAATAAAGGAGAGAATACGCTTGCACGACTACCGGCAACTATTATTGAAGTTGGATTCCATACAAATGTTGCTGATGCAGCTGCCTTGCAAGATGCAATTTTCCGCACCTTGGCAGGCAAAGGGATCGCGAAAGGAATTGACTTAAATAAAGATGGAAAAACCTGTTCAACCTTCAAAATCGAATCGATTCCAACTGTCACAGGTCCCATCGGAACTCCCTTCGATTACAAAGTCAATTATTCGGGGAATCCCACATTTCCGGTTGTCATGCATTTTGAAACAATAAAATGCGCCTCTGGCTGGACATGCAGCTCTGGGACACGTACGACGTCATCGGGAAGCTCTCCTCTGACGTATCAGATCAGTTGTACGGGAAGCAATACGACTCCCGGGACGTTCGTAGCAAGGAGGTGGCTCGTTGATGCGGATGGCATTAAGACTGCCCCCGTTGAACATACCTACACTTGCACCCCACCCAGCTCGATGAAGGCGCAGCAATCGGATGCACCCTTTGTTCCGAACGTAGCCTCATGAGAGCACCCACGGCGACGCAAGTAGTTTCCCTACATCCATAGTAGCGAAGCCTGCGACACTAAGTACGGATGTCAGGTCATCTCGCGCTGCCAGGAGGGCGGCGGATGGATCGCAAGGAGCTACGTGCCGACACCTGAAGAAGCCGCCGGTCGCATACCGGCGGCTTTTTTATGTCGGCCCGAACAGTTTGAGTCGGGCCTTCTCCAGTGCAATCAAACGACGAAACTCCGCCAAGCTTCGAGTCTCTTCCTTGATCACGTGTCGCCATTCCTCACGACGCTCCTTCAATGCAGGAGGTAGGAATATCCTGACGATCAACGGGACAAACGCTAGGAGCATCAAGTGGACCGCGTGATCAATTGGCCCCGCGTTCGGTGGTAACGACTTCGGCATACACATCCACATCCCGCACGTCACAGCGATCCATACCAGCGAGTAGACAGCAGACCACATTTTTGCGACACGGACAGCTTCCTGTGACATCTGATACGCGCGATCCAGCTCAGCTAGTGAGGGACGCTCAGGAGTCGGGTGAGCGATGTGGTAATGCTGCTCAATAGTGTCAGCGGCGTTCAGCTGAGCCACTTCCGAGTCAGTGACATCAATGCGCACACGCCCTTTTTTCTGGCTGTTTGTCATTGCGGATCTCTCAGAATTTCAGTTTCTCAAAGTCTGCCAGTCGCTGCCGATAACGCACTCTTTTGCGAGGACCAGCTGTCCTATATTTAGCCTGATCAGGACTTCTTTTTTTTACGTCCGCCAACAATGATCTGCATGTTGCTCTGATCGATCGATGCGGTGGTAGAAATCACCGAGCCGACTTCGCTGTTGTTGAACGACACAACCGGACCGGACCCAGTCTTGGAAGACGGGGCATCGGTTAACAAGCCCAATGCAGCAAGCACAGCGTTGCGTGTAGCCGGTGACGCATCTTTGAACGCAGACAGCAGGAGCCTATCGGCCGGATCCAGCTGCGCCCGATGTCCAGACAGCACGTACATGACATCAACGCCACGATCTAGCGCGGCCAGTAGATACGCTCCGCCGGGCAGGTTGATGTCTTTCTCGAAGTTCAACTGCGCATAGCGCGTCAGGCCGAGCTGCACGGCCATCTCGTCCTGGGTCAAGCCGAGCCGCTTGCGCTCATCCTTCAGGCGTTTCCCTACGGTCATACAGGCATTTCCTTACTTGACAATGTTGAGTTAAGTCCACAAAATTCCCAAAAGTAAACGGAACCGCCACATGCCCCGTAAGAGTCAAATGCAGCAGTTCACGCCCCGCAGCCCGGAACAGGCGCGACAGTGGCTCGAAGCGAATGGCATCACGGTCTCGGCATTCGCCCGGCAGAACGGCGTGGATCGGTCGGTCGTGCATGACCTGCTCCGTGGCCGTTCTCAAGGCAAATACGGCGAGTCCCACAAGGCAGCAATCGCCCTGGGTCTCAAGGCACCACCCAATAGTGCCACAGAAATCCCAACCGCCAAAAGCTCAAGGGGGTGAGCATGTTCGGTCGAAAAAAAATCGTTTTCCGCTGCGAGGCGTGTAGTGCAAGGCTCATCAAACGCACAAGCTTTCTCGCGCATAAGTTCCTTCGCCACGACTCCTATGTGTGTGAGAACCCGATGTGCGGTGCGACCTACACCGGCCATTCGGAGTTAACGGGTATTGCCAGCCCCAGCGGCGTACCGACCTCACACAGCGAGCTTCCACCGACACCAGCGTATGAGCGCGCCCAAGCGCTGCAGGCCTATCGCGAATCGCTAGGCGACCGCCAGCTGGATCTGATTCCCGTGAGCGGCGAGCCGTTCTTCCCTCACATCTGAGGCACCCCTAATGCGAAAGACCCTTGATTGGGCGGCATTGCCGCCCACGGCGAAGCTTTGCCTGGAAGTCGCGCTAGTTCATGGCGGCCTGTTGAAAACCGAGCACGGTTACATCGGCCGCAATGCGCCTGCGCAGACCGCGCAGCGCTTCGGTGCGGTCGTGGTGGCCATCCTCATGCGCGAAGGACTTGCAACTTCTGACAGCGCCAATGAGCGCCTTGTCGTGCTGACCGATGCCGCCGCCGTTTTGTTCCATCTCCAACTCGCCAACAGTGAGGTCGGCTCGTGATGCATGCCAACAGCTGGTTCACCGCGCAGGAGCCGCGATTCGTAGATGCGGCAAGCAATGTGCCGCAGCGCATCGCGCCACACGCCAAGCACGAAGAGGCACGCTTGCTCGCAGCCGCCGTTGACGCGCACCGCCGTGCCGGCGGCCCTTATGTCGTGATCGACAACGCCACAGCTTCGCTCGCGCCTCAGCGCCGGCTCGGCGTCTAAGGAAGTTCGATGCAAGAGGATCTGCGGCAACAGGTGCTGTCCCGACTAGAACGGGATTACGGACTCAAGCACCGGAGTGGTACTGAGTACATGCGCGGCGGCAAGTGCCCGTCGTGCAGCAAAAAAGAGCTCTACACCAACCATCTCAAACCATGGGTAGTGAAGTGCGGCCGCCAATCTAAGTGCGGGCGCGAGCTGCACGTCAAGGATCTATACGACGACCTGTTCGACGACTGGTCCAAGCGCTTCCAGCCAACGCCTGCGTCTCCCAATGCTGCAGCCGATGCTTACCTGCAGTTCTCGCGTGGTTTCGACCTGGCACCGCTGAAAGGTCTCTACACCCAGGACAGCTACTACGATCGCAAGATCACCGCCGGCACCGCGACTGTGCGCTTTGCGCTGGTCAAGGGCGGCTGGTGGGAGCGTCTGATCGATCGCCCGCACCGCTTCGGCAAACAGAAGGCGCGCTTTGCGCCAGGCCAGAGCTATGCGGGTGTGTGGTGGGCGGCGCCTGCCGCGCTGACAGCCATGCAAACGGCGCGCGAGGTGTGGATCGTAGAGGGCATCTTTGATGCGATCGCGCTCCTGCAGCACGGCGTGTGCGCGGTATCGGCCATGTCTTCCAACGCATTCCCAGAGGAATCGCTGCGCGAGCTGTCCAAGGCACGCATGGCCGATCTTCCGACGCTTGTGTGGGCACTGGACAACGAGCCAGGCGCCCGCGCGTACACGCATAAGCACATCAAGCGTGCAGCAGCGTTGGGCTTCGACTCGCGGGCAGCGCAGATCGTCCAGCGCAATAGCAAGAAGACCGACTGGAACGACCTGCATCTGCGCGCTATCGCGTCCGATGATCCCAAGCAGTGGGACAACGACGTCAAGGAAGCCCGCTACCAGGGCGACCTGCTTGTGGCCCGCTCAGCGGTGGACAAAGGCCTGCTGATGTTTGAGCACGACGGCCGCAACGACTTCTGGCTGGAGTATCGCTCCCGCCTGTACTGGTTCGATTTCGATACGCAGCGCTTCGACAAGCTGCGCAAGGAGAAGCTGGGTGACATCGATGCCGACGACGGCGACGAGGTTGCAGCCGAGGATCTGAAGAAGATCAAGCGCGCCGCCTGTTCCGTGCAGAAGATCGCCAACTGCTACCCCGAGGCGCTGTACTTCCAGCGCCAGGAGGTCACGGATGAGAGCTGGTACTACTTCCGCGTCGATTTTCCGCACGACGGCCCCAGCGTAAAAGGCACCTTTACCGGTGGTCATGTCGCTAGCGCCTCCGAGTTCAAGAAGCGTCTCATCTCCCTGGCCGCCGGCGCCATGTTCACCGGTACCGGTCACCAGCTGGACCGCCTGATCGAGGAGCAGACCGAGGCCATCAAGACGGTCGACGCCATCGACTTCGTGGGCTACAGCAAGGAACACCGCGCCTACCTGCTCGGCGACATGGCCGTGCGCGATGGCGAGCTGGTGACCGCCAACGAAGAGGACTACTTCGAGTTCGACAAGCTGCGTTTGAAGACCACGCAGAAATCCATCCGTTTGGAGATCCAGCGCGACGCCGAGGCGTTCCGTGTGGACTGGCTGCCGTGGCTCTGGCAGTGCTTCGGCACGCACGGCATGGTCGCCATGACATTCTGGTTTGGCTCGTTGTTCGCCGAGCAGATCCGCGCCGGGCACAAGAGCTTTCCGTTCCTTGAGGCTACCGGTGAGGCCGGCGCCGGTAAGACCACGCTGCTGACGTTCCTGTGGAAGCTGCTGGGCCGCTCAGACTACGAGGGCTTCGACCCGGCCAAGTCGTCCAAGGCCGGCCGTGCCCGCGCCATGGGTCAGGTGTCCGGCATGCCGGTCGTCCTGCTGGAAGCCGATCGCAGCGAGCCAGACAAGGCGCATTCCAAGACGTTCGAGTGGGATGAGCTGAAGGACTTCTTCGGCGGCGGCACGCTGGCAACACGCGGCGTGCGCAATGGCGGCAACGAGACCTATGAGCCGCCGTTTCGCGGCACGATCGTGATCACCCAGAACGCAGCAGTAGATGCCAGCGAGGCGATCCTCACGCGCATCGTGAAGTTGCACTTCAAGCGACCGCAGGTCACCACCGAAAGCCGTATCGCGGCCGACAACCTCAACGCGCTGCAGGTCGAAGAAGTCAGCCACTTCCTTGTGCGTGCCATTCGCCAAGAACGCGCAATCCTCGATCTGTTCGCTGAGCGGGTGAAGGTGTTTGAGGCCAAGCTTCGCGCTCAGCAAGATCTACGCCTTGAACGCGTCATCAAGAACCATGCGCAGATGCTGGCGCTATTCGACTGTCTGCGCCTGGTTGTCGCTCTACCTGACGACATGGTCGAGCAGACACGGCTCGCGTTGTTGGACATGGCGCTGGAACGACAAAAGGCGATCAGCGCGGACCACGCGATGGTCAACGAATTCTGGGAGGTCTACGAATACCTCGAAGCCACCGGCCACGGCAAAGCTGTGGTCAACCACAGCCGCGACGCGCAGCGAATTGCGATCAACCTCAATCACTTCGCTGCGCGTGCTTCGCAGTTCAGTCAGCCAGTACCCGATCTCAAGGTGCTACGTGCGCTGCTCGGTGACTCGCGCCGGCACAAGTTCATGGCCGCAAACGTGGCCGTCAACAGCGCCGTCCTCAAGGACGATCTGACCGGTGTCGGCACCACCGTGAAGTGCTGGGTGTTCCAGAAATGAGCGCGCTCGCACATGTGGGAAATTTTGAGAAATTTTCGTTGACTTCCACCCAGCAGCGGAGCAACTATTACCGCTTCGCCGCAAAATCGGCGACCGGGATTGGCGTCCCGTACTTACACGGCGCAACAGCGCCCATCGATCGATGCTCGGCGCTTTTTTCTCGCCCGGCGTTCGCTCGGGCGCGTGCCTGCCAGTTCTATGGCGGGCGGTGCGTGGGGGCCGCAAGGCCCGCCGGTTCCGTGTATCCGGTACGCCAACCCGCACCGTCCGCCACCCCGATTGGCGTCGGGGCGGCGGATTTCTGTCAAAGCACGGAGTTCCGCATGTCCTACGACGCTCAAGAAGCGCCGGCTAATGCCGCGCGCCAGATCGCCCATTACTTCGGCCTGATTGCCGACACCCTCGACTGGAATCACACCGCCTGGCTCGCCCTGCAGGCGAAGCTGCAGGCCATGGGCAAAGCGCCCGAGGCGCTGACGTTGGCCGATGTCGAGGCCGCCATTTCCAGCATCAATGCCGACCTTGCCGAGGTGCGCCAGTGAGCCGCCGCGACCTACACAAGGCACTGCGCGTCGCTCCTGGCGTCTACCTGCTCCTGCAGATCCGGGCGACCGACGTGCTGGCAGAGCTGTACGCCGACGGTCTGCATGACAGCCCACCGGTGATGTTCGCCTGCAGCGCGATCGATGAGCCGAGCGCGTTGTTTCTTGTCGATGACGGCACCGGCTTGGTCATCGGCTCGTTGCACGTGGTCATGCCGGAAGCCGAGGCCGCCGCGCTGCAGGAATGGGTGATAGAGCGAATGCCTGCATTGGAGGTGGCTTGATGGACGCCACTCATCCGAACACACAGCTGCCGGAGGACGCTGATTTCTCGATCAGCGAAGAGGAACAATTCCGACTCTGGCGCGCGTATCACGCGGCCGCATTGCTTGCCGCGCTGACCAACGACATCGCGATCGAGGCAGGCATCAATCACGACGGACCGGCAGCAGTGGCCGAGTACATCCGCCACGAACTGCTTGATGTCCTCGGCGGCGCGCAGCGCCTGCACGAGCTTGATCCCAGCATTTCGCCATCTGGCGCCGACCTGATCTAACCCCGCAACAGCGGGCCGGCGGGCGGTGCTGTAACACCGCCCCAAGGCCCTCCACCAACGCAACTCAGGAGAGTCGATATGCAACAGCAAACTGGAACACGTCCAGCCACGGCAACACGTCTGCTGGCTTTGGGCACCGGACCCGGCCCGGAGGCTACCACGCCGACCGTCGACGCCTACGACCGCAGCATGGGCGACTGCTCAGCGACCATCACCATGCACGTCACGCATGGCGCGGTCGTGGTCACTGCCACCCTGAACATGGGACCGCTTCGCGAGGCTCGCCAGACGTGGGAGCGGCGGCGTGGCACTGGCACCGGCTGGAAACTCATCGACGGGCCTCGCCTGTGGACGACGGCAGAAGACCGCATTAGCACCGAGTTGGCTGAGTTTATGGACGGCCTGGATTTCCCCTTTGACCTCGCCAACATGCTGCCGCGCAGGCCAACTGCGGCTGCAGCTGCAGCTGCAGCTGCAGCAGTCGCACAGGCCGCACGGGAGGTGGCCCATGGTTGAGTTGCTTGCTCTGGTGGTGGTCCTGGCGCCGGCCGCCGGCGGCGCGCTGGTCTACAAGCTGTGGACGTCGCGCCGTCCACGCCTCACCCAAACCGGCCTGGCCGTTGGACAGGTGCCGCAGCGCCTGCGGCGCCGTGCTCGCATGGCCGTGCGGCGGGAGGCTGCACATGGCTGAGTCCGTCATTCTTCTCGGCCCGCAAGGCAGCGCCAAATCTCTCAACGCCAAGGCTCTTTGTCAGAAACTCGGCCTGCAGGAGGTCATCGAGCTGGACGATCTCTTGTTCACTTTCCGCGCTGATCGCCTGGAGCCTTTCGGGCAGCTGATCCTCACCTGCGACGAACAGCAGGCGCGTACATGGTCGGTTCGCTGGGGCCTCCGCCTCATACGTGTCGAGGAAGCACGCGCCCAGCTCGGCGCCGCATGGAGGACGCAGCCATGAACCTGCAGCGCACGATCGAGGTTGCTCGCGCCGCCGCGTGTATGGGTGGGCCTGGCCCTTTGTCCACCGGAGAGGCGCTGACCGCCGCTCTGGTGCTGAATCGCCACGATTGGCTGGACGAGATGGACTACACCATCGCCGAGGCGCTAGACCGGATCGACACCGACACAGTGCAGCATCTGCGGGATGCCGAACGCGCATTGCGCCGGGAGGTACCGTGACGCAACGTCAGGTCGACCATGACAGTCCTCTGCCAGCCTGCACGAACGGACACGTGGCTCGCCACATGCTTGACGCCCGCCGACCCGAGGCGGGCGGCGGGCACTTCATCGAGTGCGTGTGTGGACGCACGCAGAAGCATCGCAGTTACGAGCTGGCCATGACCGAGTGGCGCCGAGCTCATCGGATCCGCGCACCGCGTCAGCCCCGTCACTGCGCGCCAAATGTCGTGCAGCTTGGCCTGCGCTTCACTGGCACGCGGCAGCGATGATCGATGGCGCAAATATGGAAGCGTTTCGCAGGGCTTGCGAGGCGCGCCACTGGCTACGGCAGGGCTACATGGATGCGGCCAAGGTGCGAGAGCTACGGCTTCGCATTGCCACTCAGCGCGGCTACGCCGCTGCTGACTTGCTCGTCGAGGAAATGCGCGAGCAATGGCGGCGCAGGCGGGAGTGGACCAAGGAGCAACATGCATGAGCGGAGGTGTACTGACATTTGAGGATCTACGGCGCCTATGCGCGCCAATTGGCCCCTCCCCGCGAGCAGCGACCGTAGTGCGTTGGGCCAATGATCAGGGCATCCGTTACAAGTACGACGGTCGAGGTGGAATCTGGACAACGCTAGATGCCCTCAATGCCGCCCTTGGATTGCAGCAAGACAACGACATCGAAATGGATACAGAACAGGAGCTGATGTAATGGCACGAGGCCGCAAGCGGAAATTCAATCCACTCATACCAGCCCATATTGACCAGGCCGCGCTCCCGCGCGGCCTGTATTGGGAGGATGGCCGGTGGTACGTCGTCGAGCCGCATCCAGAAGGCGGGGCCACACGAAAGCAAACCGTGGCCTACGCTGGAGCTCGTCTATCGGAATTGCATGGAATCGTTGAGGAACGTGCTGGCAAAGGCACGCGTGGCACGTTGCGTCATCTCTTTGATCGCTTCCATGAGTCGTTGGAGTTCAAGGAACTAGCGACCGACACGCAAGATGACTACAGGCGCTATGCCAACTCCATTGCCGACTATCTCCGCAAGGACGGATCGAAACTGGGCTCGGTGCAGGTCGATCGCATCACCACGCCTGTGATCCAGCGACTCGTGGAGGTCTTCGCAATGGGACGGCTTGCCAACCGTCACCAACCCGCGCTTCCAGCAACGCCCAGTAAAGCAAATCACCTTCACCGCTACTTACGTCGCACACTCGCATGGGGTATGCGTGTCGGCCTATGTAGATCGAATCCAGCCATAGGCGTGAGGCAAGCACGCGAAGCAAAGAAGCACCGGATGCCAACGCCGGCCGCATTCGACAAGGTGTTGACCTTCGCCCGTGAACGCGGCGCCCGTCCACCACACACAAAGGGCAGTTGCCCGAGCTACCTGGCGCCAGTCATGGTGCTCGCGTATAGCGCACGCCTACGCGGCATCGAGGTGTGCACCCTCAACGACACACATAAGCAGCCAACAGGCATACATGCTCAGCGGCGCAAAGGATCACGCGACACGCTTACAGAGTGGGATACTGAGATGATCGAAGCGTGGGATTTCCTCGTAGCGCGGCGCACCGCGATCTGGACTAAGAAAGGCCGAAGCTTTCCGGTCCCTATCAAGATTGAGGATCGGCGGCTACTCGTTGAACAGACTGGCAGCCCCATGGCTAAGTCATCTCTGGATAGTGCCTGGCAACGATTCATTACGCTCGCAATGACCGAAGGGATCATCACGAAGCAGGAGCGCTTTTCTCTGCATGGCCTCAAGCATCGCGGCATTACCGACACAATTGGCAACCGGGGCGACAAACAAGACGCTGCAGGGCACGTAACACCAGCAACGACAGGTCGCTATGACCATGCACTGCCAGTGGTAAAGCCGCCAAAGCGCAGTTAA